ACAAGGTTTATGCCTTTTATGCAAAATTTAGATTTCTCTAATTTGCCAAGGTACGAAGATATTAGAGACATCAGAAGTTACGAAGATATTAGACCAACATTGTTTGATATTGATGTAGAAGAAATACTTAAAGACATTGATACAGAAAAGTTCGAAGACATAGATTTGAGTAATTTTCAGAATGGAGTCGTAGACTATGTTGCTGATTTTAGTAGAGACACTTCATCACCAGGCTTGAGTTTGTTTGATACCCCATCTGTAGCACCAGTAATGCCAACAAAAGTATTGCCTCAACCAATTTTTGCAAACGCACCAAGGCCACAGCCATTGCCAATGCCAATGCCATTTATTCCAGGCGTTGAAGAAATAGTTTCTCCTATTAGCAGGGGCAGAACAAGACAGCTACCACAACCAGGATTATTTAGTTTAGTATAAATGTCAGTTACACACGAAGAAGCAGTCAAGGCCGAACAGGCTCAACAAATTTTAAATTCAGATGTTTTTAAAGAAGCAATAGAAAACCTTAAAAACGAATACATAACCCATTGGTTAAACTCTCGTAAGATTGATGATGTTGCGGTTAGAGAGGACTTCCATAGATCTTTATTACTTCTTCCCGAAGTAGAAAGACATCTACGAATCATGGCTGAAAAAGGTAAACTCACAAAAGCCAACATTAATAAAATTCGTAACATAGCCTAAAACTTTCCCTTTTCTACATTATTGGTTTAAAATATCCCTAAATACAAAATAGGAGTATTTATGAGCAATAACGGAAAACCGACTGCTTTACAAACAGATGGTGAATCAACCACCTCAGCGTTTGAAAGTTTCTTAGCCCCTGAAGAGGACACGCAAGAAGAAGCAGTCACAGAGGAAGTTGAAGAGGTCATTGAGCCAGAAGTTGAAGACTTTGACGAGGAAGACGAAGAACTTGTCGATGAGGAAGAACTCGAATTCGATGATGATGAAGATGGTGAAGAAGAAACGGAAGTTGAAGAGTTAGAAGAGCAACCCGTCTATAGAGTCACAGTTGATGGCTCAGAGATAGAGGTCACGCAGGATGAACTCATTAATGGTTATTCACGCCAACAAGATTATACGCGGAAGACACAGGAACTTGCCAATCAAAGAAAAACGATTGAGCAACAAGCCCAAGAGCTTCAGCAAAGAGATGCGATTTACGCACAGTTGTTACCGAAGATGGAAGCCCAATTAAAGGGCGAATTGGTAAACGAACCAGATTGGGATAGTTTATACAATGATGATCCGATAGCATTTGTACGCGAAAAACAACTCTGGGATGAAAAGAAAGAAAAGCTTAAAGCTGCCGAAGCTGAAAACGCAAGACTCGCACAAGAGTCATACGCGCAACAGCAAGAACAAATTGCACAACAAGTGCAAGAAGGCCAGCAAAAGATTCTTGAAATCATACCAGAATGGAAAAATGCAGAAGTTGCTCAAAAAGAGAAACTAGCAATTCGCGACTATGGTATTAATGTCTTGGGGTATTTACCTCAAGAGATGGATGCAATTTATGACTATCGTGCTTTACTTGGTTTACGAAACGCTTGGTTAAACTCTAAAACAGTTGAAGCCACGAAGAAGAAACCAACACAGAAAGCACCTGCAAGAGTAGCCCGACCTGGAACAACTACCAGAAAGAAATCGGTAGCTCCAGCGAAAAGAGCAAAACAGGTTTTAGCTAAATCTGGCAAAGTCCAAGATGCAGCTAAAGTTTTTGAACAATTTTTAAAATAATTTTATAGGTAAATATAATGGCTAAAGTAACAAACGCATTTGATACATACAGCGCGAGTTCAGACAGAGAAGATTTAAGTAATATCATTTACAACATCTCTCCAATGCAAACTCCGTTTATGTCTTCAATTGGAAAAAGAAGTATTAGAAATGTTGTCTTCGATTGGCAAACAGAAGATCTAGCATCTCCAGTCTCAACTGGTGAATTAGAAGGTTTTGAACTTTCAAGATCTGCTGCTGTTGGCACAAGTCGTGTTAGCAATGTTGCTATGATCTCAAAAAGAGATGCAACTGTATCAGGCTCACAAGAGTCTTCAGACCCTGCTGGTAAGAGATCAGAAATGGCTCATCAACTAGCTATCATGTCTAAAGCTCTAAAGAGAGATATGGAAGAAGCTCTTTGTCAAAATAATGGAAAAACTACTGGTAATGCGACAACTGCTCGTAAGACTGGTGCTTTTGAATCTTGGATGAAATCTAATGTTAACAACGCAGCAGGATCAACTCCTACTGGCGGTGGAACAGCTCCAACAGACGGAACTCAAAGGGATCTTACAGAACCTTTATTGAAGTCTGTACTACAAGATTGCTTTGAAAGTGGTGGTGAACCAACACTAGCAATTTGTGGGCCACATAACAAACAAGTTATCTCTGGTTTCACAGGTAGATCTCAAGCAAGACAAATGATTGACGCTAATACTGTTGAAGCATCAGTATCTATCTACTCTTCTGACTTTGGTGAGCTAAAAATAGTTCCATCAAACAGATCAAGAGAAAGATCTTTATTGTTGGTTGATCCTGAAATGGCAAAAGTATCTTTCTTGCGTGATTTCAAAACAGTTGACATTGCAACAATCGGTGACGCAGTCACTAAAATGATCGTAGTTGAGTATGGATTAGAAGTATCCAACGAAGCTGCTCATGGTTTAGTTGCTGACCTTAACGTAAGTTAAGTTCTCGGTTAATAACCTTAAAGGGATGTTTCGGCATCCCTTTTTTTTGTGTTAAAATTCTTGCATGGCTAAAAGAACTGTTATCGATCATAAGACTGGGTTTACCAATGAGTTTATTACTGAAGATAATAAAGATATCTATCACACAACTCAGGATCTAAATCCTATAATAGAGCATTGCAAAATTCTTGCAGACAATAAGCCTGGCAAGGACATTCGCCATGTGGCAGAAGTACCATTGATCGTATATCAAAGAGCTTGTCGAGAAGGATGGGCCAATGATATGTCACAATGGAGAAGGTGGTTAAACAATTCAGACAATAAAGTTTTTAGAACATGGCAAGGTAAACTATGACATACGCAGAATTAAAATCTAATATCGCAAGTTATCTGAATCGTTCAGATTTAACAGATGTGATTGATACATTTATTGATAGCACAGAAGCAGAATTTAACAGAAGACTAAGAGTAAAAGGCATGATTAAACGTGCTACTGCAACATTAGATTCACAATATATCTCTGTACCAACTGATTGGTTAGAGGCTATAAACATACAAATTGATGGCGGTGATTTCTCACCATTATTCCAACAATCCATAGAATCATTGGATGTCTACAGAAAGTCAAACGATAACGTCACAGGCCAACCAATTTATTTTGCATTGGTTGACGATACAATTGAATTTGCACCTACCCCAGACGGAAGTTATACAGTACAATTAACCTACTACGGAAAGATAGATGCGTTAAGCGATTCTAATACGAGTAACTTTTTATCCACAGGATATCCAGATGCTTACCTTTACGGATCACTAAAACACGCTTCTATCTATTTAATGGAAGATGAACGAGTGCCACTATTTACAGCACAGTTCGAGAAGGCTTTAGAAGAAATGAGACTAGAGCAAGAAAAAGCTGAGTTTGCTAAAGGATCTCTCATGCAAAGAAGAAGAACCTACGGGAAACGCAGAAAAGATATTTATTATTTTGGTAATAATTAGGAGTACAAAACATGGCTGGATTTAGTGATTATTTAGAAGACAAGGTGCTTGACCATGTATTTGGTGGCAATGCTTATACAGCACCCGCAACCTTGTATGTTGCTTTATATACAGTAGCACCTACCGATACAGGTGGTGGCACTGAAGTAACAGGCGGATCTTACGCAAGACAAAGTGGAGCATTTACTGTTTCAGGAACAAACCCAACAACAGCAAGTAACTCTGCTGCAATTGAATATCCAACAGCTACAGCCGATTATGGAACTGTGGTTGCCGTTGGTATTTTAGACGCATCTTCAAGCGGTAATTTACTTGCTTATGCAAACTTAGACACATCAAAAAGCGTAACAACTGGAGATGTATTTAGATTCGATACTGGTGATTTAGACATCACCCTAGCTTAATAGCATGGCTGAAAAAGCCTAT